TCAGGTAGCCGGTCGCTGGGGTTTCGGGGGGCCGTGATGCAGTACATGCGGATAGCCTTCCTCGATAGCCTGCAAATAAGCTCTACCAAAGGCGCTAGACGAATTATGCAAACTTGAAGCTGCAAACTCGGCGAATCTGTCAAGTACGTCCAGCGGGTCTTCACTGAGATTCTTTCCGTTCAGATTCTCGACGGAGATGAACCGGAACCTGGACAGACAGGACAGGAAAACAGCAGCGTCCTCGTCGGTCACCGTCGCTGCGAGGTTATGTGCGAGACGGTTGCGAACCGCGTTCAACCGCTTGATACCCGGAACCAGATAACTTATCGCGGGCGGCGCATCACCTTCAAGTAAATGCACCTTTTGAGCGAATGCAAGCCGAGCTTCGTCCAGATCGCCAAGGCGGGGGTTAACTACTTGCAGATGTTCGGTCAAGTAATGCTCAACAAACAAATGCGCCCGCAAAATCCTACCGATTGATGTTATGTCCTGATTCCATTGGCTCTTCATTGCAGCATTGTCTGCGTCTAAAGCGTTTCTAAACGCATCAGGTCCGCCCATAATCGCAATGGCTCTGTTGACGATCGGGTCCGAACCATCAAACAAATCTGACATACGTTCTCCTTGGCAGGCTAGTGCTTGCACAACATTTTTTCGACTGCTTCGCCGGTGGTGTCCGGCACGATATCGGAAAAGTCGTTGGGCATGCCGTGCGTCTGGAACACGATCCCATCCTTCATGTCGCGAACATAAATGTCGCCTTGCGCGATAGCTTTCTTGCTGCAATCGATGATCCACCGTGCCTGTCTGCTGCCTACCGTGCCGAAATTGTTGTCCGCCAATCCGTTCGGATAGACCTGCTTGAGCCAAATCTTTACGCGGGGGCCTTCCCTCGTGATGGACGCAACGTCTATCAGGATTTCTCCATTTGAGTTGCCTATGAGGGGCTCCCAGTCAGACGCTTGCGCGCTGATCGAAACCGCAGCGAGCACCGCGCTAACGAGCCTTTTTTCATGATCGTGGTCCGATAATTTTTGGTTGTGGCACGCATGATATCGGCAGTCGGACGCGAGTGGTAAAGGGTTAGCGGCGGTCTGAGCCCTGAAACGGATCAATCGGGCGCGTGTCGTCGTCGATGCCGATTGCCTGCACCCAGTGCACGCACCCGGTTCGCGGCCTCGCCTGCACAAGCGGATACTTGCCGCGAGCGCATGCGGCATGCGAATAGTCTGCGACTTGCCCGGCATAGTGTTCGCACCGGAAGCAGCTACGCTCGAACTTGCCGTCCTGAAAAAGCCCCATTTCGAAACACCTGTATATGCATACAGTATAGACCGATGCGTAAAGGGGGCTCGGCGTGCAAAGCTGTATCCCTGAACAGGTTTTGAATGCGGTCTGCCGCACTTTCGTCATCAGCCGCAATGGTATTATTCGACCGGTGATGCCTTTTGCTTCCGTTCGGGCGTCCCAGAGTGTGAGTTGGCGCGACTTGTTCCCATCTTGTCGCGCGTGTATTCAGGCGCGTCACGCCCCCCGTGTGACGCGCTTTTTTTTATGGCTGCTGCATCGCGGCTGCTGTCGCTGTCGTCGCGCCGAATGTCTGCGTGAATGCTGCCGCCATTGCGTCGGTCTTCGTTTCGCTGCCCTTGCTGCTGCCGTAGAAAAAACCGACGACCTGCTGCGCGTTCGCGCTGACGTAGCCGATAACCGTCCCCACGAAGCCCGCGACCATGCCGACAAGTGCCGCATTCTCGACGACGACGCGACCCGTCAGCAGCGCATATGCGCCGCACAGAGACGCGAACATGACGACGGCGAACGTCGCGAGAATGACGACGCCGAGCCAGAACACCTTGTCGTTTCGTGCATTCGCTTCGCGTGCGTTCGCGGTGTCCTGCACGTACAGCGTCTGCTCCTGCACGGCGAGCGCTGCAAGCGCTTCCTTGTCTTTAAAGCCTGCTTCTGCCATGCGCGCAGCGTAGTCCTGATCTGCCTTCCGTATCGCTGCAAGCTGCTCGGGCGTCGCGCCGCTGATCGCTGCTGCGAGCGTGTCCTGTCGATCCTGCATGCTCGACGACTTGCTGGGCGTGATGCCGAACACCGATTCGAGCGCAGCGACAGCGCCGCCGAGTATGGGCGTGCGAGCGCCGTCGCGATGGTCGGCGCGATGCTCGCGAGCACGCCGAGCGCGTTAGACGGTCCCATGATTCATTCCCCTTGCGCCTGTCTCAGACAGAGCGTGAACAGCCGGGTAAACCAGCCGTCGCCGTCGTGCGCGAAGCCCGGCAGGCTCATATATCGTCTCGCGCGCAACGTCATAAAGTGCGCCGAGTGCCATGACGTCGCCGCACGACACGCCGCTATCGTGATGGGCCCGAGCTTGCCATCGACGACGACGCCGAGCGCCTGCTGGAGCATGATGCGCGCCGTGACTTGCCCCTGATTCACTGCGCAATCGAACACGAGCAGCACGAGCGGCCACGGCAGCGCGTCGCCGCTCACCGCGCTCCAGTAGTCGCGCCGGTACAGCAGTTCGGCATCCGCGAGCGTCAGATTGTCGATGTCGAGCGTCGGGTATGCCTTCGCGCTGATGCCGTATTTCGTGCCCTTGAGCATGCCAACGCCCTTCGCGCCGCCTGTCCAGTTGCCCGGATCGTCGGGATCGTTGCTAAAGCCCGCTTCGATGCCGACGACGAGCAGAAACGCGCGCGTGAAATTGTCCATAGCACCGCCTCATTTCAGAAAATGCAGGATCACGCTCACCGCGATATTGAACGTGGACACGAGCGCGGAAATCAGCGCCATCGTCATCGCGCGTCGTCCATGCTCGCGGGCGGCCAGCGAGTCGCGACGCTCGCTGTATAGGCGCTCTTCGTCTTTCTCATAGACGGCGCGCAGCACATAATCACGGTTCGTCGCATCGAGCCGCGCGATTTCCTTTTCTAGCTGATCGAGTCGGCGCTTGACTTCATCCGAAACGAGGATCGCATGCTCGCTCATGTGCGCGAGATCGTGCGCTTTCAGTTCCTTTAGCGTCGCCAGTCCCGTTGTCAACTCGAAGCGCAGCGTATTGATTTTGGAATCAACCAGTTCGCGCGTCGCGATGATGGCGACACGATTCGCCTCAACCTGCGCCTCTATCGTTTCGGCCCGCTTGCTCAACATGCGCGCCCCCTATGTGCAAACCATGACGATGGGCAACGACGCGCCCGCTGCCGCCGCTTGCGCGCTGGCGATGACTTCGAGATATACCATTGATACGCGGGCGGTCTTTGGCGTCGCCGTATAGTCGGCGATGACTTCGGCATATGCAGCGGAATACTTCGCGGTCCTGGCCGTGCCCGTATAGTCGGCGATGACCTCACCATAGACGACGCCGTATTGCGCGGTCGTTGTCATGTGCTAGTCCCCCATGCCGATCTGTATCGCATTCACATTCGCGACCGTCCACGCGGCAGACGAAGGGTCCAAAGGCCAGAACTGTTGATAACCCGCATTCGAGCCAATCGGCAGCGCGCGCGTCGTGCCCGTCGCGACTGTGCCGCCGCTCTTCACTTTCGGGATAAGGTTCGCCGTGCCGGTGCCGGGATTGCCGCCGTAGTAATTGCCAACAACGGCTTTCACGGTCGCGGGACTGTAGACAAGGTCAGCCATCTGATACAGATCGATGTTGCCCGTGCTGCTATCGCTGACGCTGTTCGTGCCGCCATAGCCCGCATTCACACACGCATAGTTAGCGCCTGTTGACGGCGTGAATTGGGTCGAGTCGCCCGCCGCATTCGGTTGCAGCGTGCTGATGCGCTGCGGTCCCAACGGAAAGGTATTAAACGTCGTGCCCTGGTCATCCCAGCAAATCACGTCATCCCAAAGATCGGGCCCCGCGCCGTTCTGATTCGGCCCGCCGACGTTGAAGTTGGAAACCGCGCCCGCTGCCGCTGCATTGACCGTGTAGTTAGTCCATTGCGCGATGCCATCGACATAGCATGACGACAGCGACGAACCGCCGTTGAACTTGATTCCGAACTCGACCCAATGCCAATTGCCGTCCAATACGGGCGTTGAACCCTGCGTGAGAAACGAGCCGCCCTGATACAGGCCGATGGCCCATGTCGTCGTGCTAAAGCCGATGTAGCCAAGGCCATTGAACTGCATAAACAGTTGGCCGGAACTGGAACCATTGCTGGTCATGCTCGGCGACGCGGGCGACTTGAACCAACCGGCCACATAACACCATGCGCCGCTGACGATAGCGACGGGAGCCGCTGCGCTGCGGCACGTGAAGACCGTCGAAGAAAACGACAGTGCGCCGCCGCCGAACTTGCCGCCCGTTGCGTTGAATGCGCCGCCGACCGTCGCGCCGCCCCATTTCTTCGTCATGTCGGCAAGCGCGCCATACGCGTCCATGCCATCGCAAAATTGCAGACCCATAGCGGAACCCCTTAACGCGAGCCGACAAGCGTTACCGAAATATTCGATAACGTTGCGTCAGCCGTTGCCTGATTGACGATTTTGAGAATGTCGCCCGGAGCCGTGACGACCTGACTCGCAAACGTGAATGTGCCCGACGCTGCGCCCGCCGCGAAGTTGACAGAGCCGATGACTGAACCGTTGCGCGTGATGTTGAGCGAGGTCGAAGCGGTCGCGGCGACGTCGGCGCTTGCATAGGAACCCGTCAGGCTGGCCGGTAGCGTGACGGCTCGCGGCGTGATGATGCGCGCCATCACCGCATTGTTAGCGGGCAGGCCAGGGCAATACATCAGCATGTCATAGGGCACCGCACCGCCGACGAGATTGAACGGCGCATAACTGCGGTTATCCGTATAGCTGCTGACTGTCGTCGTGCCCGTGACGATCGTATAGAGCAGTGTTTTACCGGCAGGCAGCGCGCCCGTCGTCGAGCCGACCGCGCCCGTCGTGTTATCGCAATAGATGAGATTGGTCGCGCTCGCCGTGAGCGTGAGCGTTCCATTCGCAATGGGGTTCGCGCCATACATGCCGCCGTAGTAGCCCCACGTCAGACCGCTCGATGTCGATGCGCGGCGACCGTAAATCATGGTCTGCGATGCGGCATCGAACAGCGCATTAACGATGACTTCCTTGGACGCCTGATTGGTCGCGATCTGATCGAGGTTGGTCGTGCTGTTGGACATGGCTTTATCTCACTATCGAAGTAATCGCGGGCATGCCCGTAACGCCAAGGTCTGAGTTCTGAGTGACTTTGAAATTGATCGTGTTGCCCGTCGTAAAGCCGTCCGTCGAGATATTCGCCGCGCTATAGATGTATGACGTGGCAGCGCTCACGGTTACCGTGCGCTTGACGTTGCCCGACCCGTCACTGATCGTGAGCATGTAGGCTTCCGTCTGCTGATCGAGCGGCACATCAGCGCCGCTTACCCATTGATAGAAAACGCGCGCGCGTCGGAACCACGACAGCGTAATGTCGTTCGCTGCCGATATCGAACCCGGATTCGCTCTGAACAGATGCGGCGGCAGCGGCTGCACGCAACCGTCCGTTATCTGATCGCTGTACGTCGAAACGGGTTGATTCGCGAAAATGTTCAGCAGATGCGGCTCGTAATACAGCGTATTGCCGATGTCGCTAACGTTGATGCTCTGCTTCACCAATGCATTCACGTCGAGAAAGACGAACGCTTCGCCTGCCGCGTGCGTGCTCTTCGCAAAGTCGGTTCCCGCGCGAGCACGCAGCAGACCCGACAGGCGATAGGTGTTTGCTGCGATGAGCACGGCATCGCGGAAAAAGATGATTTCACCGCCGAGATACGCCGCACTATTGCCCAGCATGAAATCGGAATAGCTGACGGACGACAGCGCGCCTGCATAGAGCAGCACCGTTACCTTGTTCAGTTCGTCAGGTGTATTGCCGCCCGCATAGTCGCCGAGCTTCGTCGTCGCGTAACCGATCGACGATTGCCGCAGGATGCGCGTTAGCTGCGAATAGCTGGACCCGTCGCGCGATACGTCCACCATTGCGCCCGGCCAGTTTGACGCGAGCCCGCACGCAGCGAGATACACGCCCGGCGTGCTGTCGATATCGCGCAGCGGCGGAATGTCGAGAATGCGCAGAATCGTCGGGCCGCCGTAGTCGATGGGCGGCGTCGAGTAGCCCAACGCGCGACCGCCGCCCACCGAAAACGTACCGTTCGGATAAATGTCCGGCTGCTCAAGCTGTACCTCCCATTGCAGCGACCCTTGCCCGTCGAGCACGCAGCGCGTGATGCGGACGACAACCGTCGAGCCGTCCCCACGATGGAGCCACATCACATCGCCCGGCTCGTATTGCAGATACGCGAGCGACGTCGAGAGCGTGAATGACTTACGACCGACCCACGCGGCCCATAGCATGGATTGCGCGCGAAGCCGTGCGTCGTTATCGGTCAGGACAATCGTCGCTTGTGCGGTGACGTCCTTATTGCTGGACGTGTCAGGCATGAACGCCGTTTGCGTATTCACCTGATAGTCAGTGCCGAACGATGAATAGGTGAATGCCAGCGAGCGCGGCAGATCGACTTCCTGTGCGATCTGCTCCGTGATCGGCGTCATGTTGGCGTCGTCGCCGAGCGAAGGCGATGAGCCCAGATCGGCGTAATAGAACGTGCCGACGGGCTGCGCGCCGCGCCGAACAAATTTGAGCTTATTGTCCGTGTCGTTCGCATCGACGAAATAGGCAGACATCAGCGGCGCGGCATTCGCGCGCGGTGACGAATGATTCGCGACGGCACAGCCCAGTACCTGATCCGTGAGCCCGCTAACGTCGTATTGCGCCGACGACAGGCCCGCACGCGTGCATATGTCGCTGATGACATCGGAAAGCACCATCGCGGACGGGTTGAGCGTCGGCACTTGCGCATAGAACGGATGCGGGTTGAACCACGATGAAAAATAGCCCGTGTCGTTATAGATACGGAAATCGCCAAGGTTGCCGCTTGAGTCGGCAGGCACGCCCGTATCGACCAGCGCCGAACCGTTCCACATTCTCACGGTCGGGCCGTAGTTCAGATAGATTTGCGAATCGCTGATGAAATAGCCGACCGTCGAAAGGCCGAACTGTGCATCAGTCGCGAGCACCGCGACGAAATCGCCGCCCAGCGTGAGCTTTACGAGCGCGTGCGGGTTCGGCGCGGTTCCATCGGTCGCGACGTACACATAGCTATCGCTCACGCCGACGACGGCCATCATCGCCACGTATGAACCGGAATCGTAAGCGCCGAGCGTCGGGTTCCAGATGAGCAGCGGGCCCGGTACGCTCGCGACCGAAATCGCGCCGTAGATAATGCCGCCTTTCTTTACGGCGTTGCCCTGATTCATCCAGAAGGTAGAAAAGGGACCGCCGCGCCCCGCGAGTACCGCGACGGCAGACGGCACATAGTAATTGCCGCTGCTAAACGCGATGCCGTCGTCGCCGTCGTAATTCTGGAAACGCTGGTAGGGCCCATCGAACGTGGTATGGAGTGGCGTCCCTAGCAAAAACTCAGTGACGCCATACGGCGAAACCTTGAACGCCTGCGCCTGAAAGAACGAACCGACCTGTCCGTACTGCCAGCCGTACATATTGCCCGCTTCGTCGATGCGCACGACGCTATTACCCGCCCATGAGTCCCACGCGGGCGATTTGGTGATGTCGTATTGCAGACCCTTCGTGTAGGACAGCGCCGCCGTCTTGAACACTTCAAACGACAGCGACGGCATGTAATTGCCCCACGACGACAGATCGAGGTCGTTAAACACGACATAGGCAAGCCCGCGAAATGGCGGCGTATTCGCGACGCCTTCGGCGGCCTGTATCGTCGGATCGGCTAGCTGGTTTTCGTCGCCAAGGTACAGCTTGAAATTCTGCACCATCTGATTCGAGCCGCTCACGGCTTCGAAGTTAGACGGGTTCGACATATCGTAAATGAGCTTGCCATTCGCCCATATGCGACGCACGCCCACAATGGGGCCTTCGCAGATGCCGACCGCAAATGAAAGCGTGACGACCGATTGCGACGGCCCGCCGCCTTTGCCCGCTGATTCCTGATGCTGTAGCGCCTGACCGCACCAGATGACGTTACCCGCGCCGCGATACACGCCGTAATACCACGGTATCGGACGCCCATAGGCCGAATCCTGCACGCGCAGATCAGACGGCGACGGGCCCTTCTGATGCACGAGCAGCGACCCGGCGATACCGCCGAGTGCGAAGCCGAGCTCCGCCCCGTAGACTGCGCCGCTGGGCCCGCCCGCATAGAAACCGATAACGCCGCCGACGACTGCGCCGACGACGCTAATTGCGAGTTGCATTTACTCGACTCCCGGAACGGAGAACGACGACGCGACAAGCGCACGCCAGCGCTCGTCGAGCCTGTGCTCGACCACGCGGCGGTTACGTGAATACGCGTGAGTAATCATGTCGGGCCCGGTCAGCACGCCGATATGCATCGGCACCGCGGCGAAATGGAACAGCAGAATGTCGCCCGGCTGCGCTTCGTCGAGCGCGACGGGCGTCAGGTAATCGAGCATGCGTGCGCGCAATGTGCCGTCCGGCCGCTTGTCGTATCCGGTCGGGTCTACATCGACGAACAGACCGCACGCATGCAGCGCGCCGACGACGAGCCCAATGCAATCGACGCCGACGCCCTTCAAGCGCCCCTGATGCTGATAAGGCGTATCAAGCCATGTGCGCACTTCTGCGACGAACGCGGCACGCATAACAGCTTCCACATCGCCCCCTTAGCCCTTCGGCGAAATCATCACGTCCTGACCCGGTATGAACGGCTCGCCGCGAAAGTGAATGAGGTTGTTAAATTTGGTCGAGCATGTGCCGGGCTGTAGATCGCAGCCCGCCGTAATGCTGTATGTGTCGCCCGCCTGAATCGCGTTAGGCAGTGCCAGTGCAATCGTCACCACGCCCGGCGCGAACGCCTTGACCTGTGAGCGCAGACCGGCATTCAGACCCGTCAGCCATTTGATGCGCCCATAGGCGAAATAGCCCGCCGTGTATGAGTAGTCGATATAGACGAACGCGCCCGGATTGAAGCCGCCACTGAACGTGTACAGACCGCCCGCCGCGAGGTTGTATTGCTTGTCACCGGGCGTGCCGCCGACGAGTGACCAATAGTTGGCCGACGTATCGCGCACGCCGTTATTCGAAGCGAACGCGCCACCGTTCGGCGGAACAATCTGGATCGTGAACGGCGTACGCGTCGGGATAAAGTGACCGTCCACGTCGATGACGCTCGTCGTCGGGCCCGTCTGCGTCAGTGACGGATCAATGAACGAAATCGAGTTATTGACGCTCGCGACCGTGCCGGCATACGTGACGGTTGACGCATCGAACTGGCATTTGCTGTCGCCGAACGTCGCGCGGCATGTCGGGCTGTACACGCTGCCCGCGTCATGCTGGAACACTTGCGCGAGCCCGCGCAGTTCGGCGGTGTAACGCCCGTTCAGTATCTGCACCTGACCGAGCAGACCGCCATTCAGTTGCAGCGCGCCCATCGTCAGATCGAGATAGTTAACTAGCTGGATCGTCACGGCGGCGAAGTCATACAGGCCCGCTTCGAGATCGGCTCGCGTGACCGCGCTGCTGTCAAAAATGGCCTGCATTTCGAGATTCGACGTGGACAGCGTGGAGCCCGCCTCGATGCCCGAATGCGTATAGCCGCCCGTCGAGCGATACACGAGCCCGTTAAAGCTCAGATCGCGATCCAGATCGGTAAAGCCCAGCACAAGCCCATCCTTGCGCGTGATCGTCCACAGTGTGCAGATCGTGCGGACATCGCCTTGCAGATGCGCGAGCAGCGCGGGCGAAAGCGTTCGCATGGGCTACTACCGCACGAGCGCGGTCGGGTGTTCAAGCCACGGCAGCGCGATATAGAGCACGACGAGAATGCAAATGATGATGAACACGACGCGCGCAGCGAGCAGAAACGGCGGCTGGAGCGGCAGCATGTTAATCAGATAGAACAGCAGCCCGAGAATCAGCAGCGCGACGAACAGCGTAATCAGAAACGAGAGCATGACGCCTCCTGTGTCAGATGCGGATTTCAATGATGGGAATCGAGCCCCAATCGACGAGCAGATCGCCGCCCGCACCAGCGCGATCCATGATCTGTTTTTCATTTCGTCAACATCGAAGCGCACAGGCACATCAAACTGGCCCGCCCATGCGAGCACGTCCGCGCCTTGCGGGTATCGCGTGCCGATTGCAGTGCCTGCCGTGATGGTCTTGCCCGTCGTGTTGACGGCGAGCGTGTACTGCGAGCCCGTGAGCCCGGTTATCGCGAACGCCTGCGAATTGAGCAAGCCAGCATCAGCGCCGCCGAAGCCGCCGTTAAGCGCGAGCGTGCCGCCGACGCTCAGACCCGCGATAGCCGATGCAAGCGTGACGATGGTCGAAGCGCCTACCGTCACGCCTGTGACGTTCGCGCTCGAGAATGATGTCTGCGTGAGCGCGACGAGTCCCGTCGTCGTATCGACGCTATACGCGCCCCCTGCGAGCGGCGCGGCGTTCAGATACACAGCGACGGAACCGGCGACCGGCTTCTGTATCGCGCGCGTTTCATTGAGCGCGCCCGACGCGTACAGCTTGCCGAGTTGATACACGTTGCCAGCCGCGCCGGATGCGCTTAAAACGCCCTGGCCGGTCGTCGCTGAGTAGTCTGTCCAGTCCTTGATGCGGAACCCGTAGGCACGCCCCTTGACGCTGCGAAAGAACGCATCGAGCGTCGCCGTATCGGCGGCATTCATCGCGCGTCGCCCGACTTCGAAGCGAACGCGCGATTGTGTCCACGCGGGGATGCGCCCGTCGCGCCCGCTATAGACGACATTGACCACGGTCAGATACGTCGGGCCGACCGTCGCGCCGAACGCGATATTGTCCGGAAAGCGCGGCGCTTCGAGAAAGGTTGTCGTCATGGGTTCACCCGTTGCGCGCCATCGAGATTTGCGCCTGCGTCATGATTTCCCGCGCCTGCTGCTGTGCGCTCGCGCGCGTCGTGCCGGGCGGCACGGCGATATTCATGTGGAACGTGTTGCGAGCGCCGCCAGCGTCCATGCTGCCCGTCGGCGTCACTGCGCCGGGCTGATCGCCCATCATCAGAAACGTGCGATTCGCGATGGTGAGCAGTTCGGGCCCGCGCTCATTGACCTGATACATGCCGCCCGCCATGACGGGCCCGCCGCTCGCGCGATAGCCGCCAATGAGGTCATCGGGCGTGCTGGTGCCCGATGCGCCGATGTTCTCTGAGCCCATATCGGACGCGCCACCGCCGAATGCGGTCATCGCCAGCCCGACGAGCTTGCCGAACAGACCTGAACTGCCGCCGCCGTTGCTTGAGAAAAGCATCTGCGCAATGTCGTTATCGACGATGCGCAAAAGCGCCTGCTCGATGGCGTTCGCCATGTCGAGAAACGCGCTTTTAAGCGACTTGGTGCGGTTCTGCACCGAGAGCAGCGACTGCGAGAACGACGTGGCGAAAACGTCCGTCACCGACTTGCCGAGCACGTCGCTGGACGCCTTGATTTCATCCACGTGCGTCTTGAACTGGTCGGCGTTCGCGATGAGCCCCGAGAGCCCCGACGCGTCCGCGATGTCTTTCATCTGATCCGCGATGCCCTCAAGCTGCTGCACGGCCTTCTCGCGCTGCGCGCCGACCGTCAGCATGCCTTGCATTTCCGTCTGCTGATGTAGCTGCACATTGAGCGCGGTCTGCTGCTCGGCGGTCTTGAGATTTTCCTCGATTACGCGCGCCTCTTCCTTGAGCGTGTTAATGCGCCCCTGAGCGACCGCCGCATCGCGCGCACGTGCAAGTAAGTCGAGCGTCCCGGCATCGTTGCCTTGCTTCGCCTGACGCGTCAGCGCCTTGTTTGCGCGGTCGAAGTCTTCCCCAGCCGTCGAGCCCTGCGCGCCCGAGAGCTTCGCAAGCGCTGACGTGAGCTTTTCGACCTCTTCGCGATACTTCTCCGTGGCGCGCGCGCGCTCATCGTCAGCCGTCGCGAGCAGTTCATCGCTGCGCAATAGCGCCGCCTGCTCGGCGTCGCGCAGTGCGCCTGCGCGGTTCTCTGCTTCCTTGCGCTGGCGGGCGTCTTTCGCGCGTGCTGCTGCGTTCTCAACGATCTGGATCTCCTGTTCGTAAAGCGTCTTAATGCGCGTCTGGTACGCCTGAATGACGGTCACGCGCTCGTCGTATTGCTGCTGCGCGGTCAGCTTGTCATCGCGTGCATATTTGGCGATGGTCTGCTCGCGATAATTCAGCAGGCGCTCTTCCGCGTTGATCTGATCCTGTAGCGGGCGCAAGTCGCCCGCCATGTCAACCGCGAACGTGCTCGGCGTTTTCGCGCCGTGCTCAAACGATTTTTTGATGCGCGCCACTTCGGCGTCAATCTCCGCTTGCGGTGCGCCTGCGCCTTTGCCTTCCTTGATCGCGGCGTCTATCTGCCGCTTCATTTCGGCAGCGCCTTCGCGATGCGCCTCGATGCGTCGCCGCCATCCTTCCTTGTCGAGCACGACCTGCTGATCCTGCGCGCGCTTCTGCGCATCGAGCAGCGCGTTATCGTCCTCGCGCATTTTCTTTTTGACGGCATCAGTCAGCGCCTCTTGCAGCGCTGCGCGCGGATCGGGCCCGTTACGGACGCCGCCGAGAATGCCCGTTTTCGGCAACGATTCGAGCGAACTGCGAATCGCCTCGATACGGTCATCAATGGTGTCCGTCTTGCCGAGAAAAGTCTCAAGCGTGCCGATTGTGTCCGCAACGTCATTGCGGAACAGCTTCCACGCCTGCGACAGGAAATTGATCTGCTCGCCTTGCCGCTGCTTCGCTGCGGTGAGCGCGTCGGACACGACAATCATGGCGCGCTCTTTCTCGCCCGCGTCTTCAAGTGCCTTGACCTGATCGAACAGTGCGCCCGTCACAAAGTGGTATTGCTTGTCAGCCTCAAGCGCCCACTTGAGCGCGCCGTCTGACATTTTGGTGAAGTCTTTAACGACCTCTTCGGCTTTCTCGCCGGTCAGATGCTGCATGGTGGCCGCCGCCATCGCGACGTGCTCAAGCGCTTCGCCGCCGAACCGGCCCGTTGCGAGCAGTGCCTGTGTGATGTCGCGCGCGCTGCTCTCGGTGATGTCGGCATTCTGCGCGACGCTCTTCGTCATCGTCTCAAAGTGCGATTGTGTCATGCCCGCATAGTTGCCCGTCACCTGTACCGCGCGCGAGAATGCCGCCTGCTGTTCTGCGCCCTTGTACGCGGCAGCAGCGAGCCCGCCGATAACCGCCGTGAGCGCGCCGACCGCGAGCCCGACCGGGGACATGATTTTGCCCATCCAGTCCATCTGCTCGCCGAGCACCATGAGCGAGCCGCCAAAGCGCTTGTAATTGCCCTGACTCAGTTCGTGCGCGAGCACGAGCAGTTCGCGGCGCGCAGCGGTGGATGTATGGCCGATTTTCTCGATGCTCTTCGCCGCTTCCTCTGCGCCTTCCATGCGCTGAATCGTGCGACCGGCACGCCCGACGTTCTCAATGTTGCGGGACGAGCGCTGTGCAGCAGCGTCGATGCGATTGAGCGTAGCCTCGACGACCTGATTGAGCCGACCCATATCCTCCTGGGTTTGACCATGTTCGCCTGTAGCTCGAACACGAGTGAGCCGAGATTGCCAGCCATTACGCTGCCTCACGATTGAAAACGCCGCGCAGGATGAGTGCGGACTGTTGCTCAGGGTCTTTATGGAGAATGGGTTTTTCCGGCTCTTCGTCGCGCAGCACGAACGGCATAAAGTCGCGCGGTCGATACGGCTCTTTAAGCGTGCGTGAGCCGTGATTGGCGACAGCCGAAGCGATGATGCCCGCGCGCAGATCGGCGCGCGCTTCGCCTATCGTCTCGATGATGTCGAATGCAACCCACTCCGTAAGCTCTGCGGAGTCGAGCGACCCCAGAAGCTCTCTAACCGTCTTGCCGAGCGCGAGCGCTAGACGGAAGAGGAAGAGTCTGCCGGGTCGCTCGCGGAGTTTTTTGCAGCATCGGCGACAGCGCTGCGATGCAGCCCGTTAAGACGTGCTGCCGCTTCTGCAATGCGCTCGATTGCGCCCGCCGACTTTGCGGCCAGTGCGTCAAGCTCGTCGGGCGTAAAGAGCAGCGCGCCCGACTCATCGACGACCGTCCACATCACGAGCTTCGCGCGCATGTTGAGCGTGTCCACTTCGAGCTTGCCCTCATCATTGCGCCTGAGTAACGCAGCGTCGTATGCGTCACGCTGCGCGCCCGTCATCGCACGCACGATAACCGAGCCGCCCCATTCGGGGACATCGACGGTTTCGATTTGCAGATCGTTCGCGCCGAGAATATCGGCCTTGGAGAGAATCGGCATGTGCGCGCACCCTTATGCGAAAGTGACCGGGCCGGTAATGACGATGTTCACCGTCGCCGACAGCAGTTTGTCCACGCCACCATCCCACGGGAACGACTCGACATAGCCCGCAAAAGTGGCGGTGTGACCGTTCGGCAGCGTCAGTTTGTAATTCACGATGGCCGCCGACACGCGATACGCCTGCAGGGCAAGCTGACCGGCGTCGCTGTTGTCCACATCGACATCGAACGAAAACGAGCCCGGATCGACCAGCCCGGCGCGGAACTCCTTCGCGGTCGATGCAAGGTTCGTCGCGTCGAGCTTCGCGGGCTTGCCGTCGAAGCCCTTGATGGTCTTGAAATTGCCGACGTTCGTCCACGTGTTAGGCGTGGCCGTGCCGCCCGACGTGTACGCGCTGCCGCCCGTCGTGTCGTAATCAATCGCGAAGGTGTTCGCGGTCTTGTTCCTGACGACGAACGTCTGACCGTTGAGTACCGTCGTGCCGCCGATAGCAGAGAGCGCCACCACGTCACCATTCGAAAAGCCGTGTGCGGTCGCGGTGATGATGGTCGGATTGCCGAGCGCAATCGCGCTGATGCTCTTCGCGGAACCGGCAGAGCCTGCGACCGCGAACGACGAGCCTTGTGCAGAGAAAGCAGTGCTGGTCATTTTGAAAACTCCAATAAAAAAGCCCGCTTATGCGGGCTGGTGACGGGCGGGCGATGCGCTTTAGTCGTAATGCCAAACGCTGTATTCCTGCACGACGCGATACAGACGCACGTCGGCCTCAAACAGATCGGTTTCTCGCAATAGCACGTTCTGGATCGTCCAGCCCTGCATCGTCTGCGCGACGAGCTTCGCCGTCTGCACGGCTTGCGCGTACGTTTGCCCCCAGATCGAGAGTTCGAAATGGGTGTTATTGATGCGCGGATTGCCGTTGCCTTCGAGCACGTTATTAACCGGCGACGCCATGCGCGAATAGACGATGTAAGGGAATGCGCTGTTCTGCACGGCCTGTTCAGGCGACAGCCCGCCCGCTGCGACCGACGCGAGCAGCGTCTGCAAGTCCTCTTGGATCATGATGGCTTCCAGTTAAGCCCGAGCTTTTTCGCTTCGCGTGGAATGCGCTCTTCCATGTAGCGAATCGTGACGTCCATCACGGCATCTTTCGAAAGCGTCCACGCGTCGCGCATGAAGTGACGCGGCGGAATCCACACCGCCATGCCCGTCATGCGTGCTGCTGCGTTAAAGCGCTTTTCCGAATAGAACTCTTTCTGCTGCGAGGTGCGCGGCGGCACGTAGTAGTGCCCGAACTCGACCCACGTCCAGTAATAGGCGTTCAGATTGAGTACCTTTCCGCCCTTGACCTTGACTTGCTCGCTCTTCTGACCGCGACGCACGCCGACGTAATAGGTCTGCATCCATTCATTCGAAAGCTCGGTAATGAGCTTGTGATAAATGGAGTCCTTTAGTCGGCCAGGCACTGCGTGCCCCTTGCTGCGCTTGTCCTCTTTCTCAAGCTCGGGCGCCATGCGCTTGCACGTCTCATGCAGCAGTTCTGCGCCCTGACGCAACGCCGTGCGCATGACGTTGCGCGCGACGTTCTGCGGGAACTGTTCAAGCGCCTTTGAGAACTGCTCGAAACCCTTGATGCATTGCATGTTAGCCATACGTCAGACCCTCAGTGCAGAGCAGTTCCACGAGGCGATTCGCTTCGTCGATATTCATCGGCGCATTGATATTGAAAGTGCGCGTGCCGTACACGATCCGATACGCCGCGACCGTTTTCGGGTCGCTCCAGATGTCGTCATAACGCACGGTGATGCGATGGCTGATGTCGGCCGATATCGACATAGCTGCATCGCGCTCAGAGCCCGTCAGCGCTTCGATATGCGCATAGACCGTCTTGATTTCCGACCACGCGATGATTTGCTGGCCGAATGAATCGCGCTGCGTCGTGCGCTGCTGTACGGAAATGCCGCGATCAAGCGTCCCGGCGCGCACGGAGACGCTCATGGCAGCGAAATCCGGTACGGGTCGAGCAGCCCATCGACAAAGGGCAGTTCCTCGACCTTGCCGCGATTCAGAATCGCGACCTCTTCGCGGTTCTCATACAGCGAGCCGACGCGCAGCAAAATCCAGTGCCGCAGCCCTTCGGGCACGGTGCCGATAAAGCTCGCGCCGCTGCCCGAATCGGTGAACGTGATCGCACCGCCGCTCATGTCGGTGACGCTGTACTGATTGCCCGATGCGCTCGCGATGAGATACGGCGTATTGGGTTGCAGCGGTGCGGGAAGTGCGCCCCCGCTGTTATAGAACGTCGTGGTGTCGCCCAGGTGCCACGACACAGGCCCATTCACAGTGAAGAGCGCGGAGCCTGCCTGCGCGACGATAGGCGATGCATAGCCCGCGTCATACGTCCACTGAACCGCGCCGATCTGCGGCAGCGGGATAGGCCAGATTTGCCCGAACACAGGCGACACGAGCGCGGGCTCCATCGCTGCATTGACCGTGTACGTCGCCGGGTCCATCGTCTGCAAACTGCTGTTCATATCGAAATACGTGATGCTCTGCATATCGACGAACGGCGCATGCGGCAGACGCACTGCATAGGCGGGCAAATTGATGTCATTGGACAACGGCAGCGGCGTGCCGACGCCCGACATCGGAAATCGATCGGTGACGAGTTGCCAGCGTGAATGCAGTAGCTGACGGCGCGTTTTCGACTCGCACGCGATGCGTGCATTGCTGATGAGCATCGAAATATGCGAGTCCTGCAATGAGTCGGTCACGCGCAGATGCTGCTTTGCCTCTGCGAGCGAGACGGGCTCACCGGCTGGGGGGCGGATCAGGATTTCAGGCATAAAAAAACCCGCGCCTTTCGAGCGCGGGCTCTCTCAGTGCGACGCGGGTTAGCCGACGATCTGCGCGACGCTGGCCGCGTTGAAATCAGACGCGCTTGCGAACTTCGGCAGAAAGCCCATCAGCGTCGCAGCCGTGCCCGTTGCAGCCGTGCCGACCGTGACCGAAAGCTGGATGAAGCCGTAGCCGCCATTGACGTCCAGATCCTGCGCATCGAGATTGATCTCAGCCTGCACGTTATTGCCGCCCGCCGCGAGCAATTGCGCGATGGCTTTGCCCGTGATGTCTTTCGCGCCAGTGCCGCTGCTGTCGGTCGCTTGCTGGATTTTTGCATCGACCGTTGCAGACGCACCGAACGTACCGACCGAAATCAGCGCGAGAAACTTATTGAACTGCGCGACGGAAATCCAGCCACTATTCGCAGCGCCAGCCGCCTGCGACGACGGGTTGATAGCGCCGAGCACCGCGACCTGTTCAGTCGCCTTGACGTTCATCGGGAACATGATGTTTTTCCTTAAAAGGCGTTGGAGTTGACGCCGCATGCGCGGCGTCACCATGACTTAACGAGCCGCGAGCGTCACGAACGGCGACCGCTTGTTCGTGCTCTTCGGTGGCGTGATGGCGTTTTCGATCTTCGGCGCACCATCGACCCGAAATGTGGTGCGAAAAGCCGTTGCGTCTGCATCGAAATACAGATGCATGCTGGTCGCGGTCTGGATACCGCCGCGCGACGTGATCGAGCGGTAGTAGGACAGATCGAGCAGCGACACGTCCGACTGGGACGAAAGCGGCGATGCATGCTCACTCACGACGACGGGCCGACCCTTGAGCATGCCGTAGGGCGAGCCGCCCGCAGCGCGGTCGCCGCCGCCAGTCGGCATGTAGATCGGATAATTGCCGAGCGTCAGATTGTCGAGCGACGGCAGCACGTCGGGATTGATGAGCCAGAACGCGCGCGCATACGAGCCGACGGGCAGACGCGCCACCATGTTGCTGATGTTCATCGGCGTAAGGGTGTTCGTCGCCTGGCCGCTATCCTTCGCGACCACGATCAGCGCGCCCGACTTCATTGCGCCCCACGGCTGACCCGCGCCAGTGCCGAACAGAATCGCCTCGTCGGTCTTCCAGCGGATGCTCTGCGCGGTCTTGCCCGGCAGATACGACGCAAGCGCGCTGGTATCGTCGAGCAGTTCGTCCGTCACCGGCACGAGTGCCATGAGCTTATGCAGCCGGTTCGTGCTCACGCCAAGTTTTGGCTTCGTTGCAGTCGCAACGGACGCTTCCGCCTGCCAGTAAGCGCGAATGCCGTCAGTACCCCACGGCGTGGTTTCGTCTTTCGGGAACACCATCGAATTACCGCTGATCGGCGTCGAATCGGTCATCGGCAGCAGTGCCTGCTCTTCGAGCGACAGCGTAAAGATGTCGGCGGCGAACTGCGGCGGCACGAGAAAGCCGCCATCCTGCCCGCCTGCTTCATTGCCGAACGTCGTCGGCGCGGCTGCGTTCGCGCCACCGCCGAGCATCAGACGGTCGTCGATGCGACCGAGCGCCAGCAGCAGCACGCACGCGCTGTGCGAACTCGCCGAACGTGGTGAAGCCGCGACGCGGATCGCTCGCGCGGTTCTCGACGACTTCAATCCGTGCCGTCTCCGCGACTTCCACACCGACGCTTTGTTCTTCCAGCGCCAGCGCCGTTTCGCGGTCGATGCCCGCATTGATGCTGCCGACTTCCGCTTGCAGCGCATCGAACTGCGTCTGCTCTTCGGCGGTCATGTCGCGCTCTGCGCACGCATCAGCGAGTGCCCGCATGGCCGCGACCTTTTCAGCCTTGCGCTGTTGCAGCGCACGGATTTTCTTGTTCATGGTGAAGCTCCCAAGTTTTTAAAGGACGTGACGCGGCCTGTGATCGATGGATCACATCACTGACTGTTCAATGGAACGGTTAGCGGCGAACGCTGCGTCAGGCGTTCAGAATGTCGATTGAGCGAGTGAGCGCTGCATTGCGTTGTGCTCGCGTGCTGCTTTTGCCCTGGCCGATGGCCTTCGCCATGCGGGACAGAACCTGATCGAACGTCGCAACGTCATCGACCATGTTCGCGGCCTTGGCATCCGTCGCGCCGTACACGCGACCCTCGCCCATGCCGCTGCGCACGGTTGCAACGTCGGTTCTGCGATTGCGTGCAACGGCGCGCGTGAATGCGCCGTAATAGCTGTCTACACGCGATTGCATGAAAGCCTTTGCATCATCACTGAGCGGCCCGTATGGGTTGCCTTCCGTCTTGTACTTGCCCGCGCTGATGAGCGTCGCCTCTACGCCCGCTTTTTCGAGCGCGGCGGCCCAATTCTCATGCGCAGCGAAAACGCCGATTGAGCCCGCTTCGCCGCCCGGCGTCACGTAGAACTCGCCAGCGCTTGAGGCGATCCAGTAAGCGGCACTGGCCGACAGGCTGTTCGCCACGGCGACGATGAGCTTTTGCCCGCGCGCCTTGTAAATCTCGTCAGCAAGCTCCTGCACGCCGTAGACCGAGCCGCCCGGTGAATCAACATCGATGAGCACACCGCCGATTGAGTCGTCAGCGACGACAGCGCGAAACGCAGACTGAAAGCGCGCGATGCTCATCAGCCCGCTGCCGCTGATGTCTTCCACCATCGTCGTGCGCTGCACGCTCACGCCGTAGAAGGGCAGCACGGCAATCGAGCCATTGCTGGCGCGTGCAGCTTCGCCGCGCCGCGCGTCCCGCGCTTCTGCGTCATCACGTACAGACGCGAGCACGTCGGCAGACGCGGACACGTTCGCATCCCAGCGCGCGAGCACTGCGGCGATGGCGTTCAGACGTTCGGGCAGGATCGCCCAAGGCGTCGAAAGAAACTCAGATACGAGTAGTGAGCGGTTCATAGCTGCCCCTCAAGGCGAGACGTTGCAGACGCATACCCGCGATGTCTGCGAACTGCTTGTCGGTGATGTCGTCGCGGTTCTCGATGACGTACTCATGCTGCGCGCGGCAATAGGCGCGCGCGGACTCTTCGGAGACGCCCAGCACCGCCGACACGAACCGGCAGTGCTTGTCGTAAAAGTCGGTTAGCGATTCCTTGCGCATGACAGCAAGGTGCAGCGCTTCCCATTCCTTGCGTGCGATACGATCCGCAGCGGCAGCGGCGAGCGCGTGCATGCGCGCCTGCGTCGGCCCATCGTCATCCGGCGCGTCGGGCTGCTGTTGCGAGCCGGGCGGCTGCTGCGGGTTCTGCTGCTGCGTTTCCGCTTCGTCCTCTTCGATCATGTTGAGCGGGCGCATCGGCTCATCGAGCCCATCAAGCGGATTCATGTTCTCCATGAGCCGCGCCTCATTGCGCGTCATCCAGCCGTCGAGAATGCCATTGTGGTAATACAGCGAACGCGCCTGCGCATCGCCACGGAGCAGCGTCGTCGTTGGAAACTCGCAGTTAAGCCCTTCGTCGGCATCGATGAATGCGCATCGAATCGCTTCCTCCCAGCGCACGAGCCACGGCGTCAGCGTGTGAATCACGAACTCCAGTGACTGTTGCTCGATGTTGCTGAACGTCGCTTTTTCCAGATCGCCGATCATGTGCGGCGGGATGCGAAAGAGCCGCGCGATTTCGGACACGCTGAATTTGCGCGTTTCAAGGTACTGCGCATCGCTGTTCTTGACTTCAATCGGGTGGTACTTCATGCCGCGTTCGAGCACCGCCGTTTTGCGACGGTTGCGGCCTGACTGCTGCTCTTGCCACGACTCGCGGAAATTGCGCTTCTGCTGGTCGTCCTTGAACTCGCCGGGATATTCGAGCCAGCCGCCCGGCGTCGCGTCGTTCTCGAAATAGCGCAGTCCATACGCCTGCGCAGCGAGCCCGCTTGCGATGCTCTCGCGTGATGCCTGAATCGGATTCATGCCCACGATGCCATCAGGCGACATGATCTTGAGATGCCACATGCTGCCGCGCGTGATGATGCGCTCCGTGCCATCGGGCAAGTGCTCGATGTAACGCCAGTTCGTTTTCGACAGCATTTCAATCGTGATCGTGTCTGGGTGAAGCGGGATGAGATCGGTCACGATGCCCGCGCTATTGCCGATGATTTCAGCGAACGCGTTACCGCGCAGCGCCAGATGCATCATCATCATTTCCCGAAATTCCATCGGGTTCTGGAAGTCGTTCGGGCGAACGGCCAGCAGCCGATACAGCCAGTGCGTCTTTTCAGCGTTTTTCGAGCCGTCCGCGCTCTCGCGGTACAGCACGAAAGGCAGCATCGAGACGGCCTCGGCGAGCACGCGCACGCACGCATACACAGCGGTGAGACGCATCGCGGCATCGCCCGTCACCTGATGCGGTGCGCCCTTGAACGGGATCGGCGAGAACCAGAACGAGCCCCACGGCGAGCGGTCGCCGTCGTCAGCGTCAGCGCGAAATTTGAGAAACATTGCGTTAGCCTCGCGTCATCATCCACGCGCCGAACATCGTGAGGCCGATCATCAGCGCGCCAGCGACGACGAGCGCCACCGCGACACCATGCAGCAGCCCGACGCCGACGACAGCGAGCACGACGCCCGCGAGCATGCACAGGTTGTAAATGATCGGGTTCATACGATAGTCAGTGAGTAGTCGTCGGGAAGCACAGGATAAAGCGGCTCTGCCACCATCAGACGGCCTACGCCCATCATGATGGCGACAGGTCCGTCTATCTTTTGCTCGGGTCGATCCTTGCGCGGATAGATGTTCTCTTTCGCATCCTCTTTCGCGACGACGTTAGACACCATCCAGTTAAGGCACGGATTGCCGTCGTGATGAAAGCGGCCGGCCTTCACTGCTGCCATGACCTCTTTCATCGCGGGGCTCATGTTCTGCACCGTCTGCCGGTACTCGACTACCGTCGCGCCGTCTTTCGCAAGCTGGTGCGCGAGTTGCGTCGCGCGCCACGGGTCATACGCGACCTCTTGCACATCGAAGCGCGTCGCCATCGCGCGCACGTCCTCGCGAATCACATCGAAATCAATCTCCGCGCCTTCGAGCGGGATGAGATAGCCCTGTATCACCCATTTGCGATACAGCGCCTGATTCGTTTTGTTCTCTTCAATTGCGTCGCTCGGCAGGTAGTACCGCCCGAACGCGTAATAGTGATCCGCGCCGTTTAGCTGACGTTTGAATACCTGCACGAACGCGCATATGTCGTTTTTGCTCGCAAGGTCAAGCACGAAAACGCACTCAGTGCCCTCGAACTCATCGAGCGTCAGCGACGCGTCGGCGCAGAACTGCCACTGCTGCATGTTCATCCATGCATTGCGCGCGCTGCACCAGACGTTCAGATGCTTCGTTTTAAAGCGGTTCTGCTCGATGGGATTCATCGTCGCGCGCCGCTGCTGCGCCATCAGAAAGTCAGCATCAACCGAAATATCGAAATTCGGATTGGCTTTCTGCAAGCTCGTCGGGCTCGCCCAATCATCTTCCTCATCGATGCTAAAGATGATCGCGAACAGTTCGTCGTTCTCGATGAGCCCGTCCAGTACCTTTTTCGACTCGCTGTGCTTGCCGTAACACGGGCCCGCAAGGTTATAGCCCGCTGTCGTGATGATGCACGTCAGCGGCTGCTCACGAGCGCCCATACCCGTTTGCATCGTGTCGAGCAGGTCGGGCGTGTCGTGCTCGTGAAACTCGTCGATGAGCGCACACGAAGGGCTCGACCCGTCGCCCGGTTTCCCGATGATCGGTTCGAAGCGCGAGCCGTCAGACGGGATAGCGATGCTCTTCGCCCAGACCTCGACGCCTGCCGCCTTGATGAGTCCCGGCGTGCGCTGCATCATCTGGCGCGCGGGCCCGAACACTTCCCAAGCCTGTTTCTCAGTCGTCGCGCCGCTGTAGATTTCAGCGCCGTATTCACCATCGGCGATCAGCATGTAAAGGCCGATGCCTGCGCCTAGCTGGCTCTTGCCGTTCTTACGTGGAATCTCCGCGTAAAGCTCGCGAAAGCGGCGCATGTCGTTTTTGCGACGCTTCCAGCCGAACGTGCAGGCGACGATAAAGCACTGCCAGCCCGAGAGCACGAGCCGTTCGCCCATGCGGGCCCATTTGCCTTTCGTGTGCGGCAGCTTTTCGATGAATGCGCATGCGCGCTCACCGGCAGCGGCATCGAACACGAACGAATACGACTTGTCTCGCGACTTCTCAAGGTCGCCCAGGTGACGCGCACACGCGCCCCGAACGTACTTGCCTGCCGGAACCTTCCCGGCGATTACGTCACGCGCATATCTGCTCGCTGCGACCACGTGCGGATTAGCCATCGTCAGCGCTGCTTGCCGCGTTCCTCGATGTAGCGGAGAAAGTCATCGACACCGCCGCCGCGACCGCAACCGAAGCAGTAAAAGCGCTGCGTCGCCGGGTTGACGCTGAAATGCGTCATGCCGCGCTCGTCATGAAACGGGCAGCGGCCCCAATACGCGCGCAAGCCCTGTTGCAGTGAGACGAACTGGCTCACCACGGCGATGATGTCGCTCGGCATATCAACGCCTTTTCTTGACGAAATCGGCGTACTCGTCGGGCGTGTCGTCAGGCGCTTTGCTCACGCGCGTGCGGCTCGATGGCGTCATGCCGAACTCGACGAGCAGTTTCGTCATCTGCTCGTGTGCCTTGTTCGCAATCGCAAGGAAGGGCGACTGCACAGGGAAGCCGTTCGGCGTCTTGACGACGGAACCATATTTCGTGACCTGATCCGTCGCATAGCGCCAGCGCGCGAACGCTTCACAGTACAGCGCGAGCGCGGTCGTATCGACGGCAGTCAGCACGCCCGCATCCTTTAGCTGTGACGCGACGAGCGGCCAGTGCTCGGCAGCGGCGGGCGTGAGCCAGTCGGGCATTTCAGCATCGCCCTTGGGCGTCGGCTCATTCTCAGGTAGCGGACGCTTGCCCGGATTGCCGCGCACGAGCTTGAGCGATGTCGGCGTGGGTTTGCGTCCGCGCATGATGCCCGCTTTACGTCTGCGGTTCTTCGGCGGGTGGTGCAGCGGGCGTATTGGCCGACACGGCAGCGGCGAGCGCATCGGCGTTCGCCTTGAGTTGCGTCGTGAGGTCGGTCAATGCAGGGTCATTCACGCCCGCATTCGCGAGCGCGTCCTGCAATTGCTGCGCGATGCCCTGAATGAGCGTCACTGCCGACTGTTCGATGCTGATGGTCGCTGCGACTTCGGCTTTAAGGTCGTCGAGTGCTGACATGATTGCTCCTAGCTGGTTGAAAATCTGTTCGAGCCGTGACGCCCGAATGATGATGAATCCGCGCATCATCGTTTCGCCTGTGGGATAAAGCGGAATGAGTACGTCTTAATGTCGTGGCGATAGCCGCCTTTTCTATCGACCTTGCCGCCCACAATCGTATTCGTGCGGCGTGAAACGTCGGTGAGTACCCATTGCGGGTACTTTTTCATGGCGAGATAAATCGGCGTGCTGCTGTACTTCGCGCGCACGTCGAAGCCGCGAGCGGCCATTATTTCGCTTGTCTCATTGATGAGCATCAGACCCATGCCGAGCCCCGCATAGTCGGGATGAATGACTGTGCGGTTGCTGTGCATTTTCATGACCTCGCCAGTGCGACGCGGCACATAGTTCGCGAAGCACTGAAAGCCGATCTGGTCATCACCGTGGAAGAGCCCGAACGTATTGATGATGCCGCCCGGTAGCTGCTCGCTCAGATAGTGATACTTGCTAAAGTAAGTCCACGTTGCGCGATCCACTTCCCTGATGTCAAACGTAAGCTGCTCGGCGCGTCGGAAGTCGCGACAAAGCGACCTCCGATCCGTGTACTCCTGCCGGTTACAGTCGATGATCCAGTCCGGGTTAAGCCATTCGAGCACGTCGTAATGACACGAGCACAGCACGATACGTTTCGATGTCTTGCGCGCGTGCTTCTGGATGCAATGTGACATCACCTTGGCGACCGTCCTGTCGACGACGCTTGTCCACTCGTCGATGAGCACGGGCTCATCAGCAGCAGCGCTGCGTGCCATCTGCAAGGCGCACTCGGCGCGCGCGCGCTGGCCGTTCGAAAGCGTATACGCGGGGCGAATCCAGCACGGCACGGACGTGAGCCCGACGCCCGCGAGCATCGATGCGCACTCGTCGTAACCGTACTGCTCGGGAAACTGCTCGATGACGGGCAGCGTCGGCTCTAGCAGCGTCGTAAAGCACGCGTCGCCGTATATGTGCTGCGCAAGCGTGGTCTTGCCGCTGCCGGATGCGCCGACGATGAGCCCGACGTTATACGGCGCTTCGATATCGGCACTGACGCACACATGGTGCGTGGACTTTTTCTTTACATCGATGTCGAGTGAGTTCGCAGCCTTCGTGCTGCGGAAGGTCGTGGCGACGGGCGATGACAGCGTGAACTCATATTTGCGCATGGCTTAACTCATCAGCTTGCAGACATACTTACGTTCGGTCATTTCGCCGAAGAGCTTCGCCTGCTCGTGCTCGCTGCCGCAATCGACGAGTACAAGGAAGCGCTCTTCATTCACGGCAGCAGACAGGGCGGGCTCTTCGGCGGTGCCGAGCAGACTGGCAAGCTCGTTAGTGGTGAAGCCGAGCACGCCAAGCTCAAAGCCCATTCCTGACAGGTCAGCGACTTCGAGCTCCAGCAGTTCCGCGTCCCATCCGGCGCGCTCTGCCAGTTTGTTGTCAGCGAGCACATAGGCGCGTCGCTGCGCTTCGCTCAGATGAGCGAGGTCAATCGTCGGTATCTGATGCATGCCGAGCTTGCGCGCAGCGAGCACGCGACCGTGACCGGCGATGATGCCCGAGTCGCCATCGAGCAGAACCGGATTCGTCCATCCGAACTCGCGCAGACTCGCGGCCAGTTGCGCGATCTGCTCATCGCTGTGCGTGCGGGCGTTGCGGGCGTACGGCACAAGCTGCTCGATGTAGCGATAGACGATGGAAAGCTGATGCGCAGTGTCCACGGCGAACCCCTCTTGCTCAAAATCGCGTCGGAAAAAAGAGCGCAGGCCCACGATCACCGGCCCGACGCACTGGAGATCGGACCCCCATATGTCTGACGAATTGATTCGTCATACAACTTAGTGGAAACCCCGTTCCTAATATCAGACAGACTGGGGAAAACGCTAAGTTGACCAATGGCCGCATCGAGCGACGCACGACGCGCGCGCCTGTAGCTGGCGCAGCGCTTCGCGAGCGCCGCACATGCATCGAGCAGCGAGCCCGACCTGAGCGCGCCTGACGCGTGCCGCACGTGTGCCCGACGCGTCGGCATCACGAGCCCGACGCGCTGCGCGGGACGTTGCCGAACCCGCCGTCGTGCGTCGCTGTCTTGCGGTCATGGCAGCGCTTGCTCATCGCCTGCCAGTTCGTGCTGTCCCAGAACAGGCGCATGTCGCCCCTGTGCGGGATGACGTGATCGACCACCGTCGCGGGCAGCACGCGCCCGAGTGCATTGCACTCGTCACACATGCAGAGCGGGTGCGCGCGCAGATACGCCTCGCGCGCCTTGCGCCATGCGCCACCGTAGCCGCGCTCTGCAGTGGTCGGCCTGACCTCGTTCTCACGACGCCGACGCGCTTTCAAATGCTCGGGACAGTACCCGTCTTTCCCGTTGACCAGCGCGCCGCATCCGGGGTGCACGCAGGGTCGCCAAGGTCGATTTGGCATAACTCACTCGATGCGGTCAACTATCCGCCGGTTGTGTGGACGGTCGCGCGCCCCCAGGTAGAAACCCGGCCCCGCGAGCGTGGAAACTCCTATGCTGGTCGTTAGCAGTTCTGACGAACTGCTACCGATGCAGCAGAGTTCAACTCACGCAATGGGGTAACAAAATGGATAGCAAACTTTCATGGATCGTCATCGCTGCGACTGTCGTCGCCGTCGTCGCTTTCATCGTCGTGCCGCTCGCGAAAACGGGCACCGATGCAGTGCACTCGATCAATACGACGCTCACGCATGCAGCGTCGGCAGCAGCAGCCAGCGACAAGTGAGCGCGATCATTGAAAAGATCACTGCTCACGTACTTGCCGCCGTTCTCGACGGTCATCGGGTTCTAAGCATCGTGCACAGCGAGGAAGACACTCCGATGGGCCGGCATTCCGACTGAGACATTCCAACCCGACGAATACTGACAATGCAGCGAAAACGAAAAAGCCCGCGAACGCGGGCTTTTTCATGGTCTGTTAGCTGTTTGGCGGTTCGTCGTTCTCAGACAAACCCAGCAACTCAGAGGTTGCGTCGTGCCAGCGCTTCTTCGTGATGATTTCCCTGTCGACGTAGGTTCCCGGTATCGTCCCTCGGCCGAAAGATGCCCTTCTTGTCGTTTATCCGTTTCGTGAAGATCCCATGGTCGAATCTCGAAACCTCCGCTTTCGCATCATGCAATTTCGGCATGATGCCGGGATGTTAGGGCCGCTGGAACAAACATGCAAGCGACCAATACATTGCGCCGACAGCAGTTTCCTTCTTTTGAGAGAAATTCTCATTGTAAGATCAATCGTTGAGTCTTCTCGGACGCACCGCCCTGGGGCAAGGACGGCGACAACCTGTGATACGTCGCGCTGGCATCGAGGTTCTCACGCGTGGGTGAGAGAACCGATCTCGACAGGCTATCCAATGCGCTACTATGTTCTCAATGAAGACCGCACCTGCCGTGAGGTGACAAGAACGGAGTGGGCCCGGTCACGCGGCTCGGAGCAGCGCAATGTCGGCGATGATGTGGTTGCGGGGTATCGCATATCTACGAAATTTCTGGGCATTGACGCGATGCCCACTTTTATCCCTGCAACGCCCTTTGAATGTATCGTCTCTGGACCCGACAACTACGTCGAAGTATTTGGGCGTCCCTCCTCTTGGAACGATGCCGAAGCGATGCACCGCGATGTGTGTCAATCGCTGGCACAAATAGCTGCTGTCTCGGTGCGCATCACGCCAGCCATGCTTGCGATTATCCGAAGTGGACTGCGCTACAAGAAGACTTGATGATGTGTCACATCTCTTGCTGCATCGGCGCTGTCGCCTATCGCGCAGAAAGTGTTCACCGCTAATCCTTTCTCGGTCTTTGCGTTTGGCGACGGGTTGAAATTATCGACGCACGGAGCGCCCATGAGTGATGAACTGATCGAAGTGCTGAAGGCAAAGCTGCGCGACCGAATCGATGAGTGCAATGAATTACGTGATTCCAACAGGCGGCTGGCCGCGCTGAATGAGCGGCTGTCGAAGCTACTAGCAGCCGTCGCCGCTGGGTTTAAGGGCGAGCCCACGCCCGACGCGGCGCATAGCTGGCATGATTTGCCAGCGCTCGCAGAGACGGCAGGACTGATTCTCAAGGACTGGCCCGAAGCGTGGGAGACGCTTATCGCGGCCGCCCGAACGCTTGAAATCGATGGACATACGGCTCTCGCACAGAAGCTGCGGGCGCATTTGCAAGGGAAGTCTGATCGTCATTGACGTCACTTTGAAACAAAGTCCGGCTGCCAAACGTCCAGATACTGTCTATGCGATTGAATGACCGTGCTGCACGCGCGTGAACAGCGGCGTGAGGTCATCAAGGGCCCGGTTCTCTATCAGGATCAATTGCTCTTCGAGCCGGTTCGCCATGCGCCGATAGTACGTGTGATTACGCCCAAACGTCTCGGCGATGCCGCGCAGCGTGATCGGTGTACGCCGACGGTCTGCGAAGTGCCGCGCAATGAGCAGATCGAGCACCGCCTCACCGACATCAGCGAATTGCACTGCCGCCCAGTCGCTCGACAGATAGCGGATTGCATTCGCACGCTCTTTCGAGAAAAAGAAACGGCGTTCACCGCCCGCGTCGGTGAAGTCGGTCAGCCCATAGCGCGCCTTGATGACCGCGCACGGCAGGTCCATCAGTTCGCGCTCGACGTGGCCGCGAATGCCCGCACACTCCGCGCGCACTTCCTGCGCATTGAGCCCGCCGAAATCGACGACACGCGCGGGGCGCGGCTCCCATACGTCGCACTGCTCGACGTGCTGACGCATGACGCGAGCGAGCAGCGATTCTGGCGCTGCCGGGTAGGCTTGGATCAGATACGCGAAGTGCAGCGCGCGCGGCACGCTCATAAAAATCTGGCTCATGGCTTCACCTCAGTTCGTGATTTTTCGCGAGCTTGACGTGCGACGCGAGGAGCCGTTGGCGGGCCCGACCTATACGTTGGTACTCCCGGCACGCTCGGGCGGCTCCTAGCTCGTGCGGTCGTCGCTTCCCGAGCGTTTTTCGATGCGTCGCTCAGTCGCTGACGCTGCGCATCGCTCATGCGCTTTTCGATCCAGAACCCGGCGTCGTTTTTCACCATGCCGAGCGCGCGCATTTCGTCGGGCGACATGCAGCGACGCTGCGCGGGGGCGCTCGCTTTGCCAAACGGGCCGGTGCGGTGCTTGTCGAAGGCGCTCGACGAGTTGAAAAACTCGCCGCACGTCGGGCACTGGTTGCGATCACCGGTGAGCTTTTTCGGGATACGTGGCATGGCGTGTTCTCCGTGAGGGTTGGAGCTCGTAAGCGCTAAAGCCGTTGATGCTCGCGCACTCGACCACGATGCGTGGGCGGTCGCTGTAGCGCTTGCTTTTGACCACATCGCAGATCTGCGAATCGTCGTGATAGACCACGCCGTTGAGCGCGTCGGTGATGGCCTTTTCGAAGTTGTCGAGATCGGGGCGCACGACGGGATACACGAGCCCGGCCAGTGCAGCAGCGCGGCGCGTTTTGCTAAAGCTATTGGGGATCGGCAGGAACACGACGAGCGAGACGTGTACCGCGTCGCGGCACGGTCGCAGTGCGCCCATTGCCTGCATCGCCACCGTGCGCACGTCGTGCTCGTATCGCCGCGTTTTCTTCGGCGTGAATGTGCCGTTGCGAGTGACGCGAGCACGTGCCTTGCCGACTGGCACGCCCTCGACGGTGAAGCTCACGCGATACGTCGCAGGCGCTGGGATCAGCGGCAAATCGTCGATGTGCGAATCGATGAGATGACGGCTCATGCGGTGTCTCCGTTCTCGGGTTTCTTCGCCACGTCGGGCAGGTATGCGGTCGCGGGCGTCGGGCCCTGTGTGCGCGTAGCTGGCGGCGGTGCGGGATGCGACAGCGCTGCATCGGCTGCGGCATTGCAGAGCCCGAGCAGATGCATTTCCATGCGCATGAGCCAGTGCACAGCGACGGGATGACCGGGGCTGCATGGCGATTCGTCGGCCTTGCCGGGCAGCAGATCGGCCAGGCCGGCCGCAGTCAGTCGCTGGCGTATCGTGCGATAGGCGCTCGACCACTGCGGCGTGCCGAGAAAGCGCCGCGCGTCGCTGATGCTCGATGCGAGCGACTCATGCGAGCGAATGCAGCGCGTGACGTTCTGCCAGCCCGCAGCGCTTGCGCCGTGATGGCAGAAGCAGACCCACTCACCGCCCATGCCGAGCGAACCGGGCAGCGGACAGCCGAACGCTGCGCACTTGCCGTGCTCGATGCCACCGGCGCTCATGGGTGGGCCCCGTTGCGACGCTCCGCGGCGCTCACACGCGTTCGCGCAGCGCATCGAACGATTCACCGGGTCGCGCGACGACGCCGAGTTCGGAAGCACGGCGCGAAATGCCCGCATCGGTACGACCAGCGATCGCGCTGCACCCGTGCGCCGGTGGGCGGCGACGCTTTTCAACGAACGTCCGCACGAACCCGGCATTGACCGGCGTCGGATCGTCGCTCGCCTGCCGGTTCGCCACCGCGTCGTCATACGCCGCGCGAAGCTCATCGAGCGACACGCCGAGCGCGGCCAGTTCGATCACGGTCGGATGACTCGGCGAGACACCGCGCGCAGCCTTTTTTCGCGAGCGCTCCCAGCCGATGATTGCGACGCTCACAGCAGCAGCGTCCAGTGAGCGCGTGTCGTCGTCGTTGGTTTTGTCTTTAGTTCCCTTTCCCGTTCCCGTTCCCAGGTGCGCGCGCGGAAGCTCACGCGTGGCCGACGCGTCGCCATCGCGTGCAGAGCCTTTATCGGCGGGGCTCTCGGGCGGCTCGTCAAATTCGGGTGAAGGCAGCGACGAGGGCGGCTCTTTGACGTTCACGTGTTGATGACGCGTGAAGGTCGGGATAAGCGCGAGTGCTTCGCCCGTTGCCGACGTGTAGCGCACGAGAAAGCCACGCGTGATTAACGCGTCCAGCACGCGTTCAAAATCCACCTCGTCATACGGCATCACGTCCTTTTTCAGCGTGCGCGGTTTGTAGCGGAACCGGCCTTCGCGGTCGGCGACGGTGAACAGGCCAATGAATGCGAGACGCAGCGGCAAGCCGGTTTCCTTCTCCGCGTCGTAAAGCTCTTCGTGCGCGAACAGTTCCGGCTTAACGGTCCTGATGCGAGACATGATCGTTTCTCCCTGACACGGCGAGCGCATGCCCGCCGCAAATGACGGCGTTAAAACTTATTGCGGCGCGTCAGTCAGGGAATCACGGCTCCATTTCGGCGACGCGCGGATTTTCTGCCTCTCGCATTCGCTGCGCTCGCAAATCTCGAATAAACGAATTAGCGCGAATCTCCATGAATTTAGGAGAATCGGAATCGAGTAGATAAGTCCAGTCCAATTCAGGCCGCAAAGCGATAAACAGCCGCACCCAATGGGACGGAATATGGTTCTTCGTCGCCATCAGGGACAGCCGCGCGGCCTGCAAATCCGTGAGCCGCATGATATATGGGCGTCCGCCCATGAGTTCGAAAATCTCAAGCACTTTCATGTTTATTCGCTCCCTTTCGCATTAATTCGCGTTACTACTTTTTTTGCAAATTACCCTTGTTTTTTAGGGCTTTCATTAACTACTATCTGCAAACGGTAATCGTAAGCACATTTTTTTAAAAACAATAAGCTGTTTTCCACGCATACGAATCGTTTTTAATGCGGAGTGAATGCATATGCGAAATCTCCTTTCGCATCGCCCGTATCTGCGCTGCCTGAATGCGACGCAGCGCCGCTCATGGTTCGAGCAGCGCAAGCGCCTCAAGCCGAAAGTGCCTATCGGTACTGCCGTGATCCCGGCCAGCGTCAAGCGTCAATACGCCTACGTGCGTCTGACATGAGCGCCGCCGCGTTCCTGTATCTGTTCTTTAGCGTGCTCGCGCGGGGCTGGCTGGCGCTGTTCCTGCACGCCTGAGACGTATTTCCGAAGTCGTAAGGTCATCGCGACGCGCCGTGCGTCGGCGATGTGGATCAACTCGCGCTTAGGAGTTCTGATGAGCAAAATAAAAGTGCGCGCATCATCATGGGGCGGTCTGTTTGACTGCGCGATGCGTTGGGAGGGGCAGCATCTGCTCGGCATGCGTATGCCGGTCGGCATTCGCGCGGTGCTCGGCACGGCGCTACACGCCAGTACCGCGACCTATGACCGCGCGTATATCGATCACGAGCCGATGCGCATCGACGATGCGGCCAGCGTACTCGCGGCAAGGATTCACACGCCCGAATACGAGACGGATTACCGGCACGACGACATCACGCCGCAGCAGGCGGAAAGCATCGGCCTGCGTCTGCATCATATGTACTGCGAGCAGATCACGCCGACGATGCATTACGTCGATGTCGAGACGACGCTCAAGCCCTTCGATATCGATTGCGGTGGCGGGCTCACGGTTACGCTCACCGGCACGATGGACCGCGCGCGCGTGTCAGCGCCACCGCACGTCGCGCATCCCATCATCCCCGATCTGAAAAGCGGTCGCGCCGTCATCAGCAAGGGCGACGCAAAGATTAAGGGCCGCTCCGCACAGCTTGGCACGTATGAGCTTTTGTACTCACACACGCGCGGCGTCGAGACGGGCGGCTCACAGGTTATCGCACTGAGTGCGACGAGCAAGCCCGCCGTGGCCGTGTCGCCTGTCTTCGATGCGCGTCGCGTGATGGTCGGCACTGAGCATGAGAAAGGACTCATTGAGCATGCCGCCGAAATGTTCCGCTCGGGGCTTTTTCCGCCGAACCCCTCATCGATCATGTGCAGCCCCAGATACTGCCCGCGTTGGGGCACGTGTCCGTTTCACGAGTAGTCCACCGCAGTCCAACCCATGGGAGAACAGCATGTCCTATTCATTCACCGTCACCGCCGCAACGAAAGACGAAGCCTACGCACTGGCTGAAAAGGAATTTGACGCCGTCGTGGCAGTGCAGCCGAATCATGCGACAGACAAACAGCCCGCACTCGCGAACATCGATGCAGCGCTCGATCTTCTGAGCGACGACGACGCACAGGACATTCGCGTGTCGTGCAATGGCTCGCTCATGTGGGTGACTGACGCCGACGTGATTACCGGCGTCTCCATCGCTGCTAACGCGTGGTACGTGCCGAAGACCGCCGCATAAGTCGCAGTGACGACAAGCACGAATCAGGGAGAAAACATGGCAACGACCAACATTAAAGACTTGAAGCCGAAACCGCCCGTCGATGCATCGAAGCTCAAGCCGAAAGAACTGCTCGCGCACATGCTTGAGCGCAAGCGCAAGGACATCGCCGCGATGCTGCCGAGCGGGCCGCTGACGGTTGACCGGCTCTTTAAGCTCGCCATCGTCGCTGCGACGACGACGCCCGCGCTCGCAAAATGCGAGATTGCATCCGTGGTCGCGGCGGTCGGCTTCTGCGCACAGCTTGCGCTCGAACCCAATACGCCGCTCGGGCATGCGTACCTCGTGCCGTTCAACACGAAGCGCAAGGACGGCGAAGGCAACGAGTATTGGGTAAATAGCGTTCAGGTCATCATCGGTTATCGCGGCTATATCGAACTCGCGCGACGCAGCGGGCAGATTGTCAGCATCACCGCCCACGAAGTGCGCGAGAAAGACAAATTCAGCTACGCCTACGGGCTGCGCGAAAAGCTCGACCATGTGCCCGCGCGCGGTGATCGCGGCGACATCATCGGGTTCTATGCGGTCGCGATGTTCAAGGGCGGCGGGCACGCGTTCGAATTTATGGACGTGAAACAGATCGAGGAAATTCGCGACGGCTCGCAGGGCTGGCAGCAGGCGCAGAAGTACAAAAAGACCGCGACGCACCCGTGGCAAAAGCACTTCGTCGAAATGGGTCGCAAGACCGCCATTCGCCGCATCGCCAAGTTTCTGCCGCTCACGGTGCAACTCACGCAGGCGTTCGCCGCCGACGGACGCACGATCAGCGAAGCGCCGCAACTCAACGACCCGAACACCATCGACGGCGATTTTTCGTGGGTGCCGGAAAGCGATGCGGACGAAGCACTCGATGCCGCGGCGGCAGAGAGCGCAGGCGAGCCCGGCGACGGCGAGCAGAGCGCAGATGAGCAGCCTGGCAGCGACGCACCGCCCGCGCTGCCTGACGCTGATCCGTCGACCCACAGCAGCAGCCCGCGAACGCGTCAGCGTCGAAAAAGGCAGCTGCCGATCCGACTTACGAGCGCCGAAAAGGCTGACAGGAGCACAGCATGACAACCCTTGTCCGTATCGCAGTGGCCCCCGAAGGGCACGCCGACGCCATCGACGTCTATGCACGCGAGAAGACCATCAACGGCACGCATGAATACCTGCTCATGACCGTGCCGCGCGGGCTCGATGCAGTCAAGGCGGTACACAGCGGGCGCGAACTCCTGTTGCGCGAGCGCTTCGAGGATCAACAGCCGAAGCGCTAAACAAACGGTGGCGGGCTCGCGTCGTCGCAGCGTGCAATGCGCGCGACACAGGAGGGACGCGATGACCCGTCGCCCCTCAATTCCTCAGGGAGAAAGACCATGAGTGAAGAACAGCACGACAGCAATGCCATCGAAATGACGAGCGAAACCATCGCGCGCGACCTTATCGCGATGCTGGTCGGTGAGTTGAAGCTGCTGCCCGACATCTGGCCGCGCATCGGGCCTGACGAACAGGACGACATCATCGAGCGCGTGCGCAAGCGTGTTGGCGACAACGTGCGCAAGGCCGTGCATCTGATCGCGAGCGAGGGGCGCGTGGTCGTGACGGGCGACCTCAAGAAAGTGACTTTCAGCGACAAGGTGGAAGCCGTCTTTACGCTCGGCAAAAACGATCCGAAGGCGGGCGAACTCACGCACGTGCAGGGACAGCCCTGCCTGATCGTGGTCGCGTCGGCGGGCCAGCACATGCAGGGCGCAGACGAACTGGCGGCAGAGCGTCAGACGAGCATCCCATGGCTCGGCGACGACAGCGCCGCGAGCGCGATCATCAAACAGGCGCAGCGCCGCTCAAAGAACCGACCGAAGAGCGACGGCGAAGCACCGCCGCCCGACGCCGCCGAATAACTCGCACAGGGGCACGCCATGAACGGAAGCAGCACCAACCCGACTGACGACGTTTTGCGCTTTGTCGATGAGGCAGGCGTAAGCGGCACGACTGCCGCCGCGCTCGTCGCATTGAGTAGTCAGCCGATGAATCGCGTCAGCGCTGCGCTCACCAACTTGACGTATGAGGGCGCGGTGCGTCGCGAAAAGATCGACGGCGTTTTTCATTACTGGTATCGCCGCGAGCGACCGCCAGCCGGTTCCGGCAAGCGCGGCAAGGGCTCGACACCGAAAGCCAGGGACGCGCCACATGGCGACGTGCTGCTCACCCTGCCGCTCGGGCGCAATGAGTCGGTCACGGTGACAGTGGACGACGCCAAAGCGCTGTACCGCCATCTGCATGTTCTGTTCGGGAGCAAATGATGACGACTCGGCAATGCACTGTTGCAGTAAAAACCATTGACGGCATCGAATCGATTGTGCGTGCCCGGGCTACGTCGCCACGCACATTTCATGAGTTGCGCTGTGCCGTTGGCTTTAGCCACGATTTAAAACGCGCGATTGACGATCTGATTGAGCGCGGCGTATTGCGGCGCTATGGCGTGCGTAATTCGTTTGATTGGGGAATTGAAGAACTTTACATATGCGTTTCGCATCAGTAGTGCGCATTTAGCGTATTCATCTGACGTAAACCCCCATGCGGCGGGGCTTTCGGACGAGTTGTGAATGTAGTTAAATCGGTAATTCTTATGTAACATTGTTAAATCGCGGCGCGGTACGAATTACCGCGAATCAACGCGAATTAGCGCGAATTAATACGAAAGAGTTAATTGGATTACAGAAGAATATTTACGACACAACTCACGAAACAAATTTTTACAAGGTGGGGACTTTAACGATGCGTCATCCGTATATGCGAATTACCGGCAATCGGGCTAATGGTGCGTATAACAGACTGGAGAGTGAGGGTATGAACGGAAACCGTATTAGCTGGAAGCCAAACGAACAGACCGCTGTCGCGAACGAAGTGCACCGCATATGGCAGCGCGATCCATCCATCCATATCGTGCTGGCCGTCGATCAGGCACAGCGCGCGGTGCTCGATGCAGATCGGCATCGCAATCTGCGCAATGCACGCCCGAATGAGTTGAAACCGTGGCTGGATCGCGAGCTTGAGACGATTCGCGCGATGGCAGAGCGTCGCGCCGCCGCTGATTCGCTTTTCTCTGCGCCCCCAAACGTTGCCGTGATCGTGCCGCCGACGCCCGCGCCCGACGATGCAGCGCCGTCGAGCAGCGAACCGGCTGCTACAAATGCTGACGATGCAGTGACTGACGAAACGCCGAAGGCATCGCGCAAGACTACACACTGGCGCGATGTTGAGAAACGCGCCGTCGCCGAGAAAGCGCTCGAAATGATGGAGCGCTGGCCCGACATGAAAAAGCTGGAAGCGTTTCGCAAGGCACAGGAGCTTGTCATCGAGCCCGAGCGCCAGCGCGACATCAGCGGGTGGTCGCTCATCAGCGCGTGGGCCGATCCGATGGTTGACCTCATCAAAACAGATCGCGAAATCGCCGAAGCGCAAGCGCGCGAGGAGCGCGAACGCATCGAGCGCGAGAACGCCGAGCGCATCGAGCACGAAGCTGCGCAGCAAGCGCGCCGCGATGCAGAAGCGCGCGAACGCGAAGAGCAGGAAGCCGCGACACAGCGCGCTATCGATGAGCGCGTGGAAGCCGAAGTGCAGGCGCGGATGCGCTTGCTCCCGTTCGAATCGCTAATCCGCATGTTCGCCCTCAAGGTCGCGCGCGAAGCCATTGCCGCGTTCAGTGACGAGCTTCAAACGTCGATCATGTCGAGCGTCATCACCGCCGCTGCCGAGTCTGTACAGCGTGCAGAAACGACGCCGAGCGACGACGAAGCGAGTCACCTTGTCGTGCGTCCCACGAACCGCTTGCCGCGCGTCGGCGTCGTCGGCCTGCTCAACCAGCAGGAGCACGACATCGAGCGCGCTTTCGCCGGTCGCGTGTCGTTCGTATTCGTCAAGTCACAGCGCGAAGGCGGTAACGCGCACGGCGGGCACGGCATGCTCGACAAGTGCCGCACGTGCGATCTGGTCATTTCAATGACCGATCACGTCGGCGCGGACGTTGCAGCAGCGGCGAAGAAACTGCACGTGCCGTTCAAGGAAATCGGCGGCAAGGTGTCAGCGCTGAAAAGCTGGCTGAATGAATGGCTGGACGGTGGCATCGCATTGAAAGCCGCATAACGTACTCACTGCACGCTAGTTCGAAAAGAATAAGAAAAAGACTTGAAGCGTGCGCGGCCCCGGCCAAGGGTCGCGCATCAGGCGAACAGACAGCGAGGTAAAACATGGAACCGCTTGTTTCGGATGAGAGCTTTAATGCTCTCGTGGATAAGCTCGCACTTGCGCGCGACACATTGCGCGAGCAGAACGATGCAGACATGGCGCAGACCGTCACCGACGCTGTGCTGCTGCTCGTGAAAATGCACGCTTTTCTGTCGATTCAGGAACGCATGATCGAATTGCAGTTCCTGCTGATGGAGCGCGCGACGCTTGAGCGCGACGAAGCGCTGGCGCTGGTCGCAGTCGTCACTGGAGGGGCACTGCAATGAGTTAAGCAGAGTGCAGCAGCGCGGGACGACGCTGCGCGCTTTGGACTGCCAAGGGAGCGGAAAATGAAAAAACGTGAAATGTTCGACAAGCCCAACAATCTCACATGGGACAACGTGCTGGCAGTGCTGCGTGAGGATGAGATGCAGGGCTATACGAATGGGGAGCTTGCGGAACTGCTCGGCGCTGACTATCAGCGCGTATCGAGCCTGACGCGGGTGATGTTTGAATCAGGTGCACTGTCGCGCGTCCACTCGGGGCGCATGACAGGCACCACCTACTATTTTTGCCGCTATAAAGAACGGAGCAATACACAATGTCACCCACAAACGAAACAACAGACGACGACGCCAGCGCGTCGATAGAAGGTCTACTCACCGCGAAAGACCTAGCGAAGCGTCTCGGGCTGACGCTCGCAACGATCAAACGCTATGCATCGCAGCCCGGGAAGCTACCGCCGCGCGTGACGTGGACGCGATTGCAGCGCTGGCACCCGCAGGCGGTAGACGAATGGGAAAAGGCACAGGCCGGGCTGATGACGATTGATGAGCAGGTGCGTCGCGCTCGCGAAGCGGGCACGGCGAAAGCTGCTGCGCGAGGCAGGAACGCGCAGAGCCCGCGCCGCAAGCCGCTCTTGGGTCGCCAGCGCGGCAGCGGTAAGCCTCGGTCGCCCGCCTGAGCGCCCCGCGCGTCGTCAGCGCAGACTGATGCAGCAGCGACGACGCGCGGAACGAACCTGACGCGTCCGAGCAGCGCCAGCACGAAAAAAAGCCCCGCATCTCCGGGGCTTTCGTTGGTGCCAGATTTGGCACTATGCAGCGAGCTTGAGCGCGGGCCCGTCGAGCAGTCCGGCCAGTTCGTCGGCTTCCGGGTTGAAATAGATCAGCAACGATTTCAGATCACGATGCCCGGTGATTTTCTGCAAGTGCAGCACGGTCGGCACGAGCTTCGCAAAGCGCGTCGTGGCTTCGTGACGCGCGTCGTGGAAGTGCAAGTCTTCCCATGCTTTGCCCTTTTTCGCGACGTTCCACATATTCGAGAACGTCGCCTCGACGACGCCCACAATCGCGCCCGACTGACGCGCGCCCATCAGATCGAGCAGCGCACGTGCGCGTGCGGAAATCGGCACGTTGCGCGCGTCGCCGTTCTTCGAGAGCGGAATATGCAGACGACGCGCGGCTTCGTCGTATTGCGACCAGTCAGCACGCAGGATTTCACCGCGACGCATCGCAGTTTCGAGCGCGAAGCAGAACGCCCAAGCGACGCGCTGCGCGCGCGTCGTCGGCCGCGAGCGCTGATCCCATCCGAGCGACAGACAAACGCTGTTGCGCTCTGCGTCGCTGACGCGGCGCGTGCGGTGCGGGTTGGCTTTCGGGCGGTCGATGCGTGAGCACGGATTGACGGACAGCGGCAAATGCCACTTTTTCATCGCGTGAGCGAACGCGCCCGACAGCATGCCGAACTCGCGGCGCACGGTCGCGGGATTCACTGCGGGATAGTCGGCATTGCCCTTGATGCGCGCGTGCATGATTGCTTCCAGATCGCGCGCGCCGAAGTTAGCCAGGGTTTTGTCGAGCGCGCGAAAGCGCTCGATGTACATATTGAGCGCATAGCGTTCCGACTTTGCGCCGCGCTTCGTCGGCGTCACTTCCTTGACGTACTTATTGAGCAGATCGACGACTGACGATGCCAGCGTGATCTCGCCGCCCTCGATTGAGAGCGATTCGGCGATGCGCTTTTCCATCGCGTCCCCCCAATTGTCGGCCTGCTCGCGCGTGTCGAATGTCGCGCACGCGTAGTGCCCCTTACGGCGGATCAGCGCGCGGTAAACCGTCGAGCCGTCTGCGTTCGTGCGTGATCGAATCGAAGCCAT